ATCAATATCCATTCTAATAGCAGTATCTGATTTAATTAGTTCTTGTAATGTAAAGTTTCTTGATAAGTTCATTCGTATATTATCCTTACGTTAAGTTTCTTTTGTTCTTTGGTTGTACCCCTTGATATGAAAGTTCCTTTAAGATTTCTTTTGTATCCGTCTGGTGCAACATAACTGTCTTTCTTTCTATAATTTTTACTTTTAACATCATAAGCAGTATACTCACCTGTAGTCATATTTAAAGTCACAATATCTATTGGTCCTAGTCCACCAATGGGGGTAAATACAATAAGGTTGGGGTTTTTTGCAAGACGCAGTTGTGCAGTAAGTTCAGAGGTTAAGCCTGTCACAGCTTTTGTACGCCTAGCCATTCCATTTAAAGAAGCCTATGATAGCTCCTACTAAACCAGCTAAAAATATTAATACGTTTACCGCACCCTTTCCTTTGTTCATGTCTTTTCTTAGATCCTTGATGTCTTGTCTCATCTCATCGATTGCTTTGAATAATGTTTTCATTCTTTCTGCACAAATAGCTTCATGTTTAGATATTCTATGACCTAGTGATGCTTGTACCAATTGATCTTCTTTCTTTTTTCTAGGCATCAGCTAATCCTTTACATTCAAACTTTATAACGATCTTATCTTTCTCGATAACATCTCTAGGGAACTCTTCATACTCTTTTAAATTTCTAAAAGTTTTTTGTGCGATTGCATAACCTGCATTAACGCAATCATAATGTGATATAAATTTGTATCCTGATACTGAGCTGCTAGTACATTGACCTGTGTTCATGCTACACATATATAGGATCAATAAATATTTCATATCATCGAGCTGTTGTTGGGATTCCTGTAGATGTAACAAATGGGTTTTCTGCAAATGCCATGTAGATATGAGTATCTCCAGTTCCATTATGCCTTCCTGTTGAATTTCTAATTTTAATTCCATTTGAAACAAAATCAATATGACAATCTGTAAATTCAGCTTCACTAGAGTTTGGTGCTAAACCATTATCAGTAAGATTAAATGTATCTCTTTTATTATCCCATAAAATCCAATTATCTCCAGAATCTGTTGAATTTTTAGTTATGAAAAAAGCTGGTTTAAATCCTGTATAAACAAATGTTCCATCTGTGCTTCCATTTCCTGTGTAGCTTCCGAATTTGCTGTAGCCTTTTTTCTCTGCGAAGCAGTAGGCAATTAAATTATCTCCACTTTTATTTGTAGCTAGACTTGTTCCAACAGAAAAAACAGATGATGTGGGTTCAGTATCATTAAACTGTATTGAAGATGTATCTGATGCGTTAGTTAAATCTAAATAAAGATTTTTTGTTGCACCAAGTGATTTATGATAAACTATCCATGAATAAGCAGTTGATCTATTTTTAACTAAAATCATAGATGGAGAAGTAGAAAGACCATGACCAATCGTTGTCGCACTTCCTGTTCCTGTATAAGACACAATACTAAATCCAGCAGTAGTATTTGCAGAAACACTTGAGGTTATGCTTCCATCTGTGTTTGATGATGCTGTGCCACCTCCTTTCCAAAACCAACCTACATAATTTTCTGCATTTGTATTTACATTCCAATAGCCACCAGCTCCAGTAATTGTAAATCCATCACTATCTAAACTATCAAAATGACCATGAGTGCAAGTGGTATCTTCTGCATTACTTGAATTTGGTACAAGCAGTCTTTGATCTACGCCTCTTACTGTATCTACTATGTTGTGTTGGTGATTATCTGTTCGTATTTTTGACCACATCATGTCAGCTTGAAAACCTACACCTGTAAATGATTTAGGAGAAGTTCCATCACCTGTCCATAAAACAGTGTTAAAATAATCTGTTGGTAAATCAATCGTAGTGTAAGCCATTATCCATACTCCGCTAAGTTTTTAGTACATAGTGCATAATATCCTGATGGTACTGCATATTCAAAGTTTCCATAGCCATTACCATCACTATTTCCTGATGAGATTGAGTAAGGTGGATTACCAAAATTTGCTTGGCAAGTCATTTGATGAGAAAAACTTTCATCACTTACAGCAAAAAAATAAAAACCTGATGCTGTTGAAGATGGGTCAGTTAAATCAAAAGCCGAGCCTGTTCCTGTAGCACCTGATGTTGGGTCGCCACTATTTTGAAAAGTACCATTTTTAGAAAAATATAATTTATTATTATCTAAATCTAAAGCTATACCTATAATATCTCCTATACCAAAACTGTCTCCATAACTAGAGCCACTATCATTATGTTTTTTTTGACCAACTTCTGAACTGTAAGCATAAGACCTAGATGTTTGACCCATATATTTATCTTCTCTATCATCTTCTGCTGGGTCAGATGTAACTCCGAGTATAAACCTATTTTGACTTGAAAATGCAGTTAGTTTAAATTCTGCGTACCATTTACCTTGTGATGCTCCTATTGTGGAACATGCACCAAACAAATCACTTCCCCCTGTTGCAACTTGTAAATTACCCTCTGCGAAAGTAAGACCATTAGTATTTAATAAAGGATTTAATGTTGCAAAATTATTAGTACAAGTATCAGTAGTTTGATCTATGCTAGTTAAATTATTTACAGTAAAGTTATTTCCATTTCCTGATACATCTGCACCTAGACTACTAGAGTTTTCAAAGTCTAAATGAAAAGTATTTGTTCCTGAAAAATCCAAATCAGATAAATCTTTTGGAATCCAAATGTTAGTATCTGAATCAAATTCTCCAAATGATGTAGGGTCTAATTGAGAACCATCTTTAAAAACTATTTCAGCTAAATACCCATCTAAATTAGAATTAGTATTATCATATTTACCTATATTACATGGATCACCACTTCCTGATACAAGAGGTAAAGCATGATTCTGTGCTGGATAAGTTGATGTTGCTAAAGATGTTTCTTGCACTCCATTTACATAAATTTTTGCTCTGTTTGATGCTGTTGCTTGTGTACTATCACAAGCTATCACTATATGATACCAAGCTGAAACATCTCTAAATTTTCTATTTGTTATTAAATACATTCCTGACCCACTTCCAAAAGTATCTTCAAAAAGTTGTAGTCTGTCACTTGAATCGAAAAGTATAGAGCCTTGTGCATAGTCTCCACCATGAGAGCCTACATTTTCAAAAAAATACATACCTGAACTTAAATTTGTTCTTTTAATCCAAAAAGACCATGTAAATTTTTTGCTGTTTGTTGATGTTCCAAATGTTCTACTTAAATAGTCTGTACTACCACTATTAAATCTTAATGAGTTATCAACTTCATATCCTGTATCTTTTATGGAGTTAGTTCCTAATATTAATGGCATTAATTCTCCAATGTTGGAAATTCGCCTAATGGTCTTGTGAATACAGGATCAACTTCTGTTCCTGTGTTTGTGTATTCGTATAAAGTTTTTAGTTCATCAACTGTTGTGCAGTTATCTATTGCAGTTTCCATTTCATTTGATTTAGTTCTAACATCTGCTCTAAATGTTGTGATATTACTTGGCACAGAATAATCAGCAACTTCACTAGCTTTGACCACATACCAATCAGTAGGTGCAAGTAATCCTGATGCTTGTTGTTTTACAATTTTTTTCTTTTGTGTTTTTAATCCCTCAACTTTCACATCTCCAACTTCTTTATCATCTGGTAAGTCTCCATCATCACTATCTTGTTGAGTCCAAAAACTATCTTCTAATTGTTTAGCAGTTGCAGTTCCCCAAGATTCTGTGACTTGACCATCTGCAAATGTGTAAGTTGAATCTGTGTTTATGTAGTATGCTGGGTCTTTGTAATTTGTTTTATCTACTACTATTTCATAAATACCTATTGCTTCTTTTTCAGTAGTAGTCCAAAGTTCAAAGATTTTAGCTGGGTATCTTACATCTCCTATCACTACTGATTTAGGAAAATTGATATATTGTGTAATATTATTATCTTCTACTATTGCATACATATTTTAACTCTCACTTAAATTTAATGTTCTACCTACTTCTTGCCAAACACTTCCGTTATATCGAAATACTAAAATGTCAGTTTTTCCGTCAGTGCTAGTAAACGTAGGTGCGGTTGAAGCCGCAAATTCAAATACAGTATTAAATGCGATTGTGTGTGAGCCATCATAATTTATTTCTAAACAAATGAATGAACCCTCAACTGCATTTGTTGGAGCAGAGAAAGTAGTATTTTCTGTTGTTAAATGATATGCGTTTGGTTTAGCTTGAACGTCCCATGCTACTGCATTTGATGATGATGTTAATGCTTGTTGTGGAATATAAGCTAGATCGTTAAATTTAATATATCCTGTTCCATTTGTTGTTACTTGAATATGACCATTAGCACCATCTTCAAGAGTGATGTTTCCAGCATTTGTTCCAGCATTTGTGTTTAAAATTAAATCTCCTGTGCCATTTGTTGTTAAAGTTGCGTTTGCATTACTATCTCCAATTTGAACTGTATCTGCTTGAAGTGTTACATCTCCTGTTCCATTAGGAACAATATCAATATTTGCATTTGATGTTGAAACTATATCGTTTCCATTAACGTCTAAATTTCCACCTAGTTGTGGAGTTGTATCATTTACTATGTCTTGAAGAGTTGCAATAGATTGAGTTGCAGCAGTTCCTAATCCTAAATTAGTTCTAGCTGTACTAGCATTATTTAAGTCAGATAAATTATTTGCAACTGTTAAAAAATCTGATGATGTTACAGCTGCATCTTGCCAAGATGAACCATTGTAAACTTTTAAAGTGTTTGAAGTAGTATTGAAATATAAATCTCCAGTAGTCAAAGCATCTCCATCATTGTCTACAGATGGATCTGAACTTTTAGCTCCTAAATAAGTATCATCAAAATTATCAGCACTCGCTGCCGCTTCCGCAGCTGAAGTAGCTGCCGCAGTTGCAGAGTTAGCTGCATTGGTTGCTTGTGTCGATGCAGTGGATGCAGAAGTTGATGCGTTTGATGCTTGAGTTGAAGCAGATGTTGCTGAACTAGCCGCAGCAGTAGCAGAAGATGCAGCAGCTGTTGCACTAGCAGCAGCATTAGTAGCAGACGTTGTAGCAGAAGCTGCGTCTACCAATAAATCCCATTTAGCTGAATCAGTATTTGTTGTTAAAGGTTGTGAGCCAGAAGATGTGTGAGCAGTATTTGCAATAAAAATATTATTAGTTGAAGTATCTTTTACAATATCTCTAGCGTTATAATCTCTACTAGCAGACCAATTACCAACAAAAGTACCTAGCTCCTGCGTAACACTAATCTCACCATTACCATCAAATGCTAAAATTTTATTTGCTCTATCTGATGCACCTACAGCAAATTCAGTAGATGTCATAGTATTAGTTCTTGATAATTTAATTGCTCTATCTAACTCTTCTTGAACTTGTTGAGTTGTCATAGTTGCACGATCCAAACCCTCTTCATGTGATTCCGCAGGGAATGGATCATTGGCAATATAATCTATTGCCTGTGTTTGCGGAACAGCTCTTCTGATCACAACTGTTTCACCAGATGCTGGAATATTGCCAGAAGTAAATGTTACATTACCACCTGAGGCATCTCCCACGCCAGATACTGTATAATGAGTTGTCAAACTTTTGACAGTTTCAGTTCCTGTAGATGATCTAATGATTACCTGTAAATCTGTGTTCGCAAATATTTTAAATGTGTAGGCAAAAGCTGTTGTGCTTCCATTACCTGAGTATGAGTTCTTAACTGTAGTTGAAGATATTGTCATATTACTTTCTCTATATTATTATTTATTATCATTATCAACCTTATAATACATCATATCTAGTCCTCTTTTTGCTGTTTTTATCATTAAAAGATAATGAGCATCTATAAGTTCTCTCTTCTCATCGGCAGTGTATTTTTTAGTATTGTATATATTTCTTATAACATAGTTTATTTCTTTTAAAGCATCTCTTATATTAAGTAATTGAAGAACATTTTTATCTTTCATATTAATTTTTTCTTTTATTTTTAATGCTTCTTTCATGTTTCCTGCTTTTTCTAAAGCTAATATACTACCAATGTCTTTATCTATTTTAGCAAACTCTTCATAGAAATCAGTTATAAATTCAGAACCTCCACTTGGATCTCTTAAATTAAATGCTCTAATACCTGGTATGATTGTTAAATTATCTGTAGGTTTAATTGGATCTTCTATAATCCCAAACTCTACTAAACCTTTGTCTGTCATTTGTATGACAAACCTACCTAAACTAGCAAACCAAGCATTCAAAAAATTATCAATAAATATAGGATTATCTAGTTTAGTATAATCATTACCAATCATTACATTGATTGCTCTTGATATACCTTTAGCAACTTCAGATGTATAGGTTGTGTATTGATATTTAGATAATAATTTTTTATCCATATAATCTGGAACGATTGGTTTACCTGTAAAAAAACTTTTATTCATATATGCTTCTATAAAAGGAGTTAGAAACGTAGGAGTTGGATTTATATTTTTTAATTGAGATGTTGCAAAATCAGTAATAAAATCATTTATTTCATCAGGATGTTCTTTGTTTAACCAATCTAATAGTTGTTCTGTACCTGTACCAAATACTACACCAAGATCAAAAGGTTTAGGTATTCTATAAGGCACACCATCATGCACCACTACCCAATAATTATTTTTTACCCACTCAGGTTGTCTTTGATAAATAGGATCATCTTTGTTTGCTAGCCAGAAATATATAGAAGGAAGTATGATAGCTCCTGTAATCATAGTAAATGCTCTTGCTGGTCTTTGTTTAAAAGCATCATAAATTTTTGCATAACCTTGTAGTCTTGCATTATAAAATGCAGATACTTGATTTAATCCTTTCATTTTTAAACCCATTTTAGAATAATCAATAGTTATATCTCTTGATTCAAAACCACCTCTTTCAATCGCTTCTTTTTCTGTTAATCCTGTTTTTTTAGATTTTTTATAAGCTCTTCCAAATTCAGATATTCTTGTCATATTTTCTGAAAATTCTGATACTATTCTTAAATACTCTAATGGTGTTTTAATTAAATTTCTAACTGGTCCTCTATTTAAAATTTCAAAAGCTGGTTTATCAAATATATTTCTATCAAGAGAAATTAAAGTAGATTGCATACCACCTGAGCTAACCCATTTCTGATATATCTCTTTTGATTTTTTTGATAATCCTGATTTACCCATAACTAAAGTTATAGCTCCTTCTAATGAACTCCATAAAGGTACAAATCCATATTTACTGAATACAGAAGCAGACACTGTATCTCTTAATATATTAGCAAATACAAAGTCAGGTGATGCAGTAGCACCTGCTCTTAACCATCTAGCAGGAGCATTTAATCTAAACATTTTAATATAATCACCCATAGCTCTTGGATCAAAATCTTTTAAAGCGTTAGCTAATTCTTTTCCAACTTCATAAACTTCAAACTTACCATTTCTCATAACGCCTACAGAAGTGTCATCAGGTTGTAAAAATTCTTTTCTAAATACTTTAAAATTTTCTATTGCTTTATCAGATATAAAATTTTCAGATACTGTATCTAATACTGATTCTAATTCTTTTCTTTCTATTTTTATTTCTTTACCAGTAATTTTCTTTTTAATATCAGGAAATATTTTTTCATTTGCTTTAACAAAATCAAAAAATTCTATGAGAGCTGCATTACGTTCAGCAAGTTTTATAATGTGAAATGTATTATTATATACAGTTTCTATTGGGTCAATAACATCTCTTTCTGATCCTTTAATTCTTTTAAAAGGATTAGATACATTTTTAGTATAACCTTTTTCACCTTCTATTGCTTCAATAACTCTTGAGAAAGGAACATAATTTTTATTAGCTTCTGTTATTGCATCAAATGCTTCTTTGGTTATTAGACCTCTATCTTTTGCATATTCTAATATTCTTAAATTATAAGCATCTAATTCTTTAGATGTTTTTTCATATTTTTTAATTAAATTTTTATTAGCTACAACTTCTTTAGCAGCTTTTATATCGAATCCATGATCAATTCCTCTCTCATTTAATTCAACAATTCTTTTAGAAACTTTATAAGTATTAAATTCTAAATATGATTTTTTATCTTTACCTACAGGTTTAAGTATTTCTTTAAAAGATTTACCATTTATTTTTAAATTTTTATTTAAAGTTCCTATTTCAATAAAGTGTCCAGCTCTATGTTGCATACCAACAAGAGTTCTAAATCTTTCATAGATACTTAGTTGTTTAGTTCTATTTTTTGTTTTATCTACTTTTCTAACCATACGAAGTATTGGATGATGTCTATCTAATAATTCTTGCGTTAGTTTATTTTTAGTTCCTTTGACAGTTACTTCTTCTTTTTCAAAACGTAGTTTATTTAAAATTTTATTTTCAGCTTCTGTTTCTAATTTAATATCTTTTTTAAAACTATCTTCTTTAAATACAGGTTCTTGTTTTGGTTTTTCGTAAGCTCTTGGTATTCTTATATTTTTACTAGATAAATCTTCAACAACTGTTTTATCAGCAACATAATCTGTTACTATATCTATTGCGTTGTTATTTGTTTTTTTAATTGTATTTACAACTTTTGCTCCACCAGATTCAGCTAAACCAAACGTAGCAAATAATAATGTAGAATCTATTAATTGATCTTTACTAGGTAGTTCTTGTTCTATGATTGCACCTGATCCTTCAAATCCACCTACCCTTAATAAAAGTTTAGATAAAAAGTTTTTTCCAAAACTTCCTAGTTTAAAAGCACTACCTAATTGTATTGCTTCTTTTGCACCTGCTTTAACACCTTCTTTGGTATATATATCCCAAAATTCTGACCAACTGTGTACCTTTCCTTCTTCTAACATATTAAGATATGTTTCTCTAATTGATCCTGCAATAAAACCAGAACCTGCAGCAGTACCAGTTTTACCTGCACGACCCCAAGTTAAAAGGTTTGTAAGCAAAGCACCTGTTAAATATACTGGTAAATCTTTTGTAATAACTGCAAGGTTTTGAATATTTCTTTCAATAATACCTGTATCTTCAAAAGGCTCAAGTACATAACCATCAGGTAAACCTGTACCATCATTACCTGGTAACTGATGATAGTTTTGAATTAAATCTATAATACCCATATTGAAACCTCTGTCCCAATATTTTTCTACTTCAAAAACTTCACCAACTAATTTTTCTTTTAAAGAAGTATTGTCAGGTTCATTCTTTTCTACTTCAAGTAATTTTTCATAAGTTGATTTAGTTTCTTCTTTACCTAAATTAATTATGTTATCCCATATCTTTTTTATTGGTCCTTTATCTATTGGTTCATATCCAAACTCTGCTAAAATTTCATTACTTTCAAATCCAGCATTTTCTAATGTTAATATTTTATCTTGTTTCCAAGCACTAATTTCTTCTGATGAAAACCCACCTTTTTCTAACGCTTCTAGTTGCGTAGTAAGAGTTGTCATTTTGATAATCCTATTCTTTTTAAATACTCTTCTGTAGTTTCACCAGGTAATCTTTTAGCATCTGTTTCTAAATTAAATGTTTTATTTTTTTTAATTTGATCAACTATCTCTTTAAATACTTTATTAGCATTAGGCATAAAGTTTAAAACATCTTTTCCTATAAATTCTTTTTTTGTAGGATCTGTTAAAGTTTTGGCAGGTATTCCATTTTGAATACCATTGATATATCTTGAATACATTACATATTTAAAATTATTTAATCTATCATCTAAACCAGAATCAATACCTACTAATACAGGAGAACCTTGAACTGGCATTTTATAATAATCTATAAACTCAAAAAATGTTTTCATTTCAGAATATGTGTTTGGATTTTTATTTTGTGAATCAATTATAGAACTTAAAAATTTAAGGTCTTGCAAGTTTACACCATCTTCATATCTTTCTATAATAGATTTTCCTTCACCAGTTTCTCCTGGTAATAAAAATTTATCTGTTACTTGATTGATTTCATCATTAACAATTAAGTTAATTATTTTAGAGTTTGCGTCAAAACTTGAAACAGATTTACCTTTAGTATTAACAATTTTTTCATTTAAAGATTTAAACTGTTCAATAATAACAGGAGTATTTCCAAATAATTGTTCTATCTGTTGATCGAATACACCATTTTCTTTATCCATATCTTCTAATAATTTTTTTGATTCTTGAGCTGTTTCTGCTTGTATGATTTGATTTTGAGCTAAAATACTAAACTGCATATCAGTTCTTTTAGCTCTTGCTTTTTTATTAAAGAAACTTTTAAATTCAGTTTTTTCTGTTGCAGATAAACTATTATATAAATTTACTAATTCTTCATTACCACCAAATGTTCCTTTTGCTATTTCATCATAAGCTCTGCTTAACAAAGCAGGTGCAGCATCTGGAGGTAAATCTAATGAACCTGTCAACACTTGAAACTTGCTTTGTAATATGTTTTTATCTGCTGTAGCAGATAATGTTATCTTTTGTTCAGCAGATAATAAATCAAATTTACCAGCTTCAAGTGCTTCTTTAAAAGCAAAAGGTTGTGCAGTAGCCATACTTTCTGCTAAAGTTGTTACACCAAATTGATTGTATGCTTTAATTAAAATTTTCTTTTGACCTTCATCATAATTTGTATTTGAATTAATTTTATCAATTACTTTTGAAGTATATATTTCTATATATGCTGGTCCTACATCTTTTAATACTAATGCTTCTTTAGAGATATAATCTTCATCTATATCTTTTGATAATGTTATTTGTTCTGTTCTTGAACCTTCAAGAGCTTTAGTTTTTAAAATACCTGCTGTAGAATAAAATTTTTTTTCAATAGCTTTTATGGTAAAGTTATCGATTTTACCAAACTTATTATTTTTAAAATAATTATATAAACTGTTTACTTGTGTATCATGAAATATAGCAGCATCAGATGGATTTCCATTTTTTTTAGTTTCACTTTGAATTGTAAATAAACCTTTTTGAATAACATTTCCCTCACCATCTTTTTGATCTATATACATATCAGATAATAATTGATATGCTTTATTGTCTGCTTCTAATTTTTTTTCTTGTACATATTCATTAACAAAAAAATCACTTACTGATTTTGTTGCTCTGTAAATATTTTCAGTAGGAGATATACTAGGTATAGCACCTGTGCTTCCAGTTTCTGCTGTTATTCTTCCTTTTATATCGTATGTTGGTATCTTTGGCATACTATCCTGACATTGTTAATAAACTTGTTCCTACATCTGATGCAATTTTAATTTGTTCCATAGTAGCTCTTTGTTTTGCAAGAGTCCCTTCTATCCTTGCAAATGATGCTTCTTCAAAAGCTCTAGCTTGTCCTATCTCTGTATTATATCTCATTATATCTCTTTCTAATTCTGCGTTAGTTAAATTTGATAATTTAATTAATTTTGCTGTACCAGAAAATTCTGCACCAGATTTTAAAGTATTAACAACTTGAGTTGACTCAAGCTGTTTAAATTTTTTATCAAATTTTTGTAAATCTAAAGTTAATTGATTTTCAAGAGCTTCAGCTTTTTGTTCGTTTATTGATGCTTTTCTATCATAAGCTGCTTGTGTATATGAACCAATAGCACCTGCTTGTGCCATGCCAGCTGCTGCAGTAACTGTGGAAACTCCTACTGCAACTTTACCTGCTGTACTTAATGCTGCTAACCAAGTCATTAAAATATCCTCGCATATCTGTATTGGTCTGAACCATCAAATCCATAGTGTTTCATTAATCCCTCATTCTTTAATCCTAACCACTCTGCAAATCTTATACCTTTGTCAAAGTCTGATCTTACAGCAGTTTGAACTCTTTTAATATTATATTTTGTTGCAACCTTAGCAAAATCTTTCTTAATTGCTTTTGCTACAGCTAGTGGATGTTGCCAAACTTCTTGTGTTGCAATAACCCAACCCTCTGCTACTTGACCCCAAATCATTTTCATACCAGCAGCAAAGATTGGTTTGTTATTTACTAATCCTGTAAAAGCTAAGTGGTCTTGCACAAGGTTCATAGCATCTCCATCAAACTGTGCATCCTTATCCATAAGTTTATGATTCATTTGACATGATA